CCCCGGTGGGTGCCCCGTCTGATATGAGACTACGTACATCATCCGACAATCAGTTATACCAGAATAATTCTGCTATAACAGTCCAGGGATACTACTGGCCTACTACGGGTCCTAACAAGGACTCGTGGCAGCCTGTAGCTTCCCCTCCCGTAGGGGTCGCATTGAATAAAATCGTTGCGACCGATACTGGAACCATCGAAGACGAGCTTGTGAAAGCTCATCGAATCAAGGAAGTTCATCATAGCAAATATCATTGGGAGTATTCTCCTTCTGATACTGCTGTGTTTGGCTTCTTTGATACAGTAAACCCAGGTACCTCTCATAAAAATGAGGTCTCTGGGCAATACGCCGCACTTAATTATTTGTGTGGTGCATATAACTGGTATCCCCTTCCAGGGGCTACTTCGATGTCGGTTAATTGGTCGGTCTCTGATGCAGCGTTGCTGTCTGCGGCTGTAGCTAGCTTCCATAAAGGTAATGAGGTTGATAATCTCACTAACATTAGGGAATCTGGCCAAACCGTCAGTACGCTTCGCAGTCTAGGCGACAAATGGCAGCACTTCCTACTCTGGATGCCTTATCGGCGTTCACGTAAGTTGGGCCGCCTACTTCCTGATTGGAGCGCTGCTAAGCGCTTCTATAGTCAGGATATCAAACGAATCGTCAAAGAATCCCCTGGCACTATTGCCAATGGATATCTCGCCTATTCGTTTGGAGTTGCTCCGTTAGCCTCCGATATGCGTACGATGGCTCTCTCTATGAGGTCTTTAAGATCTCAAATTGAGAAAAATCGTCGCAGATCGCAGCGTCGTATTGCTCATGCTTGGTGTGGTGGTGATTTATCACTCCACGTCAATAATGATCTCTACTACGCGCCGGTTGGAAATGACAGTGTCAATAATATTCTACAGTGCCAACTTCGTGTTGGTACTTTGAAAAAGATTGCTACTGTCCAAGGCAAGGACACCACTTCATATAATACAGACTTCTTTAAAGATCTGGACTATATGTTGCGGCGCTTCCTGTCAGCTGGTCCCGGCAGTGCTCTATGGGAAGCAATTCCCTATAGCTTTGTCCTAGACTGGTTCCTAACCTCCAAATCAGTCATCGATAAGGTCGACAACGCCCTAACGGGCGGTAAGCGAATCCTCCTCGATGGCTGTATTAGTACCAATGCAAAGATCGGCGTCGATGTTCAGTACGCTAAAGCGTACGACAACAGCGGTCGCTATCAGTACATTGATTCCTATAATGGAGCTATCATCGGTAAAGTATCCATAGAAGAATACCACCGGATGCCCGCTTCCCCCACCTCTTTGGTGGTCGGTAGCGGGAGGTTTGGAAAGAAGCAAGGCAGTCTTTTGGCTGCACTGCTCCAGCAACGTCTGGCAAACCTCAGATAGTCTGCGTGGCACTTTGCCACACCAACAACCTGGGCTTGTCCCAGATTTAACAGGAGACATTGTCTCTACTATAAACATGGACCTCAACATTGCGTTGAATGGTATTGGAACCTTTAACCACGTCTTTTCAGACGAGGATAAGGGTTCGAAGCGTGCGAAAGCGGGCACTGCGCCCGGCCTTCCGCATTTCTTAACGATTCGACACACTGATTATCGTGATCCGGTTACGAAAGTTTCCGGTCGGAAGTCAGTTGTTCGTTTCGATCAATACGTCGTGATCGACCCGGTCGGCACCATTGCCCCCGTGTCGCTCTACACTGTTGCAGCAATCCCAACTGGGAGTGTGGATCTCTCGGCCGTTGTTCTTGCGAACATTAAGGCCTTGAGTACCGTTCTCGCGTCAGGATTGAGCGATCAGTATCAACTTGGCCTTGGCCAAGTTATCTTCAACGAGCAAAACCAGTAATGGTTCGCCCGTGAAAAGAGATAATGAACGCCTAGTTATACTATTAATGCTCTTATTCTCTGTGGTCGTTGCGTTCTCTACGTGCGTTAAGCTCGTAGATCACGCCGACGTCCACATGGATCGGAGTATTGATTAGGTATATCTAGCACAACAGTATAGCAGATCAGGACAAGGATTGAATCCTATGACCATGTTAATTGAAACATATCGGTTCCTGCTAGTAGACATATGTAGTCAGACGGGTATCCACTTGGATGTCCCTGATGACATGCACATGAGTTGGGTCCTTATAGAAGGCCCCCAACTAGACAAGCAACTACTGCAATGGTTGGAGCATGAGGAGACTGAACGTCCCCTCTTTCCCGAGTGGCTTTCGCCACTCTGGGAGGCGTTCCTCTCAAAACGAGAGGCCCGTATGCTTCGTGCCTTGCGGCAAGTGCTTGTGTTCTGCTATAAAGCCGAGTTCGAACCAAGTGATGAACAGATTCGAGCTGCTACAGAGCAGTTCGTTTCAACTGACGAGTTAATAGATGTTTGGGACCAGTACTTTGTACAGGCTTCCCAGACTCCTATGTTTCGCGTCGCTCGACAACTAGTTGGTAAGGTTATTTACCGAATCAACTGGCTTGATATTATTCCCTCACATGGGCCTGGGGCGGTTTTTCCGTCCTGTGCGCCATGTGATAAGAGTAAGTTCAACGTCATCTATCCTAAACTCAACGAGCTATATCCGTTTGATCAGTACTTCTGTGGTCTCTCATCATTTTGGTGGGAGGTCATGGTTGCTAATGACTGCGATATAGTGGTTGGGGATGGGTTAGTCAGTAGCCTTATTGCAGTCCCGAAAGATTCCCGTGGGCCACGCATGATATGCGTTCACCCTAAGGAAGCTATCTGGATTCAACAAGGTCAACGTCGTCTATTGGAGCAAGCCATTCATCGCAGTCCGATTACGTCAAAGTTTATTAACTTTGATGATCAGACTGTTAATGGTAAGCTTGCTCTTGAATCCTCTCGAACCAAAGAGTATTGTACTCTTGATTTGAAGGAAGCAAGTGATCGCATCTCTGTCTCGCTAGTCCGTTACCTTTTTGGTGACGCCTACCGTTTCTTTGATGCGACACGTGCCGATGATGTTGTTCTACCTGACGGTCGTGTTCATAGGCTCAGAAAGTTCGCTCCGATGGGGAATTGTTTAACTTTCCCCGTCCAAAGCTTAGTATTCTGTGCCCTAGTTCGAGCTGGCATACTATGTCATTACGGTATTAACTGTTCTGACGTGTATGTCTTTGGCGACGATATCATCTACCCATCAAAATACCACGACGGTGCGCTTAACGGTCTAATCCGTGCAGGCTTAGTGCCTAACATGGGAAAGACCTTTCGGCACGGCTCCTTTAGGGAGTCTTGTGGCGTCGATGCCTTTAATGGCGTCGACATCACACCGTTGAGGATGAAGGTAGCTGGTATCAGTTGTCTCTCAGATGTAGTGAGCCTCTGCGATCTGGCCAAAAGGCTTCGATTACAGGGATTCACTGCATGTTCTTCTCTAATATATTCGAAGGTCCGAAAGTTTATGGGCGTATTACATTTAAGTAATAATCCCTTAGCTCAAGGTATCTTCGAGTATGTTAAGTCCACCCGTGAAGTACTTCTCGGCGAACACTTCGTTTTTAACGCAAGTATTCAACGATGGGAAACACGTGTGGCTCTGGTACAAGGTTCGTTTTCGAACCTAGAGACGCATGATTGGTATCATGTCCAGGACTCTCTTCTTTTATCGGCAAGAGCCGGTAACTTGAGAGAAGAAGAACTGAGGTACCCGGTTCCGTACCGGGAACGGCTGACATACGGATGGACGGAGCTACTTTTTGATTTGTAGCTCTTAGTCAAGTTTAAG